CGCTCGCAGGCCGGCCAAGGTGGTCTCCCCCAGACCCTATTTCTTTTTGCCGATGTTATACTTAGCAACTAATTCCCATTCACTTTTTTGGCTAAATGGTATAACTTTAATTGTACTTAAAGATCCAGCGTTAGCAACTTTCTCTGCATTAACTATATCTACTAATTCCCATTCTTCTAATAAGTTAGCTATTGTGTTTCTTCTTGATTGATCTTCTTCTGTGAAATCAGATGGCTTACCATCTAATGCAAATAATTCTTTAAAGTGTACGATGTAATACTTACCTTGTTTGTGAAGTATGTGACACGATTGAAATAATGTGTTTGACTTTTTAGATGCTACACCTATTCTGGTTAGGGTCTCTTTAACTTTTAAAAAGTCGTCTGGTTGTTTTAATGTGACTTCAACCATACTATCAATACTAATCATTTTTTATTCCTTGTTCCATTTTATTTCTAATAGTAGATAGTTGCTCTGGGGTTAATATTCTGATGGCTTCTTTGGCTTTTGATAATGAGATTTGATAATACTCACTAATCATAACTAAGTCATCATTTTTATCTGCTTTCGCCCACTTTGCAAATCTCTTCTTTTTACGTATACTATTTAGAAAAAACTCGTATTGTAGCTTGTTATCTAGGAAGTGCATCCTATTCATTTCATTAGCATACAATAACGTGTCCGTAAAATAAGACAAGGATTTATTGGTTAGGTATGGTGCATAACTTTTCTCAGACAACTCATCATTGTCTGAACCTCTCATAAGATTCTTTTTAGTAAAGTTTATGCTGTTGACAAAATCAAAGGGTTTCATTATATTCTAATAACATAGTAAACATATTATCTTCATCGAACATAGATTCCCAATGTGTTGTATCTTTTGGTAGACACTTTCCTCCAAAGCCTCTTTTGTTATCGTGACCTGGAACATCGTAGTGTGTATATCCTAGAGTGCCTTCTGTCTTTAAAAAGTTCTTTACTACTTCATATTGTGCTCCCCACTTATCACACATATCATATATCATATTTGATTGTGCTACCTTCGCGGCTAGCATGGCATTCCTAGAAACTTTTATCATAGCTGCTTCTATATTCGTTACTCTCACTACATGTCTAAAGTCATGTGGTAAGACATCATGGTGAAACTTGTTAGCGTCACCTCCGAGTAAGATAGGAAAGTCAGGATTCTCTACATCTTCTTTCCAACTTTTCTCTCTTAGAAATTCTGGCCAAAGTATAATTGGCTTGTTAGTAGACAGTCCTAAAATACCTACTTGATCTGGACCAACAGTTGATCTTACCACACATGTACCTTTAGCTCTTCTTAAAGCTACAAGTACATTACTAAGTGATAACTTTCTATCTACAAGGTCAGTTGGTACACAAATAAAAGTATATTCAACGTCTGTCCAATCATCTATATGTAAACCTTGAGCTGGATCTTCGATTAGTACTTCTACATCTTTGCAGAACTTAGTTAAGAAATGATTAGTAGCGTTACCTACAAATCCATTACCTAATATTGCTACTTTCATTCATCTTCTCCATAATACTCTGGTGCATCTTTTAATGCTTCTATTGCATAGTCTCTCACTGCTTGTATTTTCTTCTTACATTTAAGACCATTGTATCCATCTAAGTTTGGATCATGCATCACACCCTTCCATAGGTCAATAGCCTCTTTCACTTTCTCGACTGGCGTCCAGTCTATGTACGGCATTACTTAAACTCAACTTCAGCCATAACTTGCGTCAAGAATGCTACCAAGTTTATTTCTTGGTCAGCGACGAAGGCTGATTTGTATTGATACTCTCCTATCAATAACACTAATGTTGGGATTGATTTTTGATCTACTTTCTCACTTGCAGCATCATATAAACCTCTCATAATGCTTGTTGGATCACTGTCTATGTTCTGTGCTACCCACTTACGCATCTCACTGAACTGCTTGCCTTTTAGTAGGGTTATAAGCGAATTAAACGCGTTCTGAGAGGAGTTTGTTAGTATACCAGTGTCAATGGTCCCGTTAACAGAATAACGCTGTAATTCGTTAAGTACTCGTCTCCAATCAGGGAAATGAGATTGTATTACTTGAGCAATAACTTTCTCATCATATCCTACATTTTGTTCGTTAAGTATATCTTTTGTTCGTGTGAAGAAGTCTCCAGCTAACTTAGGAGCCATCTTCTTAGGGAAGTTAAATTCTATAGTACTACATCTTGATTGTAGTGGATCAATGATTCTATTCTTAAAGTTACACGTAAGAATAAATCCACAGTTCTTAGAATATTCTTCCATAAAGTTTCTAAGAGCTGGTTGAGTTGATTGTGGGTTTAGATAGTCTGCCTCATCTAAGATAACATACTTACGACCTTCACTAAATGATACTGTAGTAGCAAAGTTCATTATCTCTGTTCTAAGAGTATCAATGTTACCATGTAAAGAACCATTGACTACAATGTAGTCGGCCTGTAGTTCTTCTAACATAGCTTTGGCTACTGTAGTCTTACCTACCCCCGCTGAACCAGATAATAATAGGTTCGGAATGTTCTTATTGTCTACAAACTTTTGGAATGTAGATTTTAGTTCATCAGGTAAGACACAGTCGCTGATAGTCTTCGGTCTATACTGTTCGACCCATAAAAAGTTTTCCATAATATATTATTCAAAATTTGAGCTTTGAGTTTCAGTTGCAATCCAATAAGTTAGTTGCGAACCAGTCTGTATTTCTTGTTTCTCATCCTTCCATGTTTTATTATTGAGTGATGTAAACTTAGCAATACCTTTACTCGAAAGCTGTACTTTATAATCAAAGTTCATTATCTTCATGTTCTCTAATTTGAACACTGCCTTGAACACTTTACCACTAGCATTGTTATCAATGACTGTAGTGTACTTGTCTGCTGTAGGATTCTTACTACTAATAGCTTCTAAGTTGATAGTGCTTCCTTCTGATGATATGGCAATCTCAGGTAAGGACATGACATTAGCTGCTCTTAGAGCGTTACTAATGTCTGCCCATTTGATATCGACTTCTACTTCAAAGTCAGGTATCTGTATTTCTTTTGCTGGCGGAGTTACAATCATTTGAGGATCTGCAAATGTATAGTTTACTGATCTCTTTGCATCTCTTACAGTAACGTATTTCTCGTTAAAGTCTAATTGTGGTTGGTCAAATAAACTTAAGACTCCAAGGAATCTATTCAGTTCATAAAAACATCCATGAGCGGGTAGGGTATCTTCAATCTCTGCTTTAGCCATAATAGACTTCTGCGGTGAGATAGTTTGTAAGATATTCCCAGGTTTAAACTCTATTCCAGTATTGATTACTGCAAAAGACTTTAGTATATTGATTGTACTTTCACTTAATTTCATAATTACATATTCTTATTTTTGCCAACTTTACTTGGATCAGCTGTTGCTGGAGCTCCAATAGAGCCCAAGTCTTTCAATGATCCCCCAAATACGAATGAACCCATATGTTGTAGTTCCATCCAAGGACATAACCATACTTTGATTCCAATATGTCTAGCCCATTGACAGAACATATAGTCCTCTGATAGATACCTATTTGAATATTCTCTATCTAGTCCATTCCTTTTATCTGTCACAAAGTCAAGCACTTCCTTCTTAGTAGGCTTGCCTTTCTTTTCTTTATAGAACAACTCTAACTCTTTCTTAATGTTAAGTTGCTTATCATCAATCACTGCATCAAAGAATGCCATGATCTCTCTTTTACCATCGAAGTGTGCTGTTCTAACATGGTCTGGTTTATACATCATGTTAGGATATGCTGCTGCAAACTTCTCTAATGTTTTTTTCTTAAACATCATAAATCCAGTACCACCTTCTAACACTTCTGCTGGTTCTGCAATCTTAATCTCGTTACCACCTGCAACAGGATTAAATACATAGTCACCAACAAACTTAGATAGTATCTCAGGGTTCTCATCTGCAACACCTTGGTTTACAGCATGAGTAATCTTTTCCCATGAAATACATTTCTTAGGATACGGACCACATAGGATGTCGTATTCGTTGTTCTCATCTTCGTGATCTTGCATTGCTAACATAGTAATGATATCATTAGGGTTAAATGATATGTCACTATCAATGAAGATCATGTGTGTGCAATCAGATCTTAAGAACTCATCGCAACAATAGTTTCTTGCTCTTGTAATAAGAGACTCGTTAAACAAATAGTAGAACTTCAATGGAATCTTATAGTGCATACATAATGCTGCTAAGTCATTACATGACTTTGTAAACATACCTGCACATTGTCCACCATACATAGGTGTACATACCATCAAACTTCTCTTCTGTAACTCTTCAATAGGGATATTAATTTCCATACTTTTTATCGTGCTCCTTTCCGATTCCATAATCACCATCATACATTGATAGTGTTTCTGCTTCAAACATTAAGAACTGTGCTACTCTTGTACCTTTCTCAATCTTAGCTGGGCCACCTTCGACGTGAAGTGCACCAGCCATTACTCCATGGTAGCCTGAATCGTATAGACCACTAGTAATGAAGAGACCGTTTCTGTTAAGGGTCGATCTAGTGATCACCCATCCTGCATACCCTTCCGGAATCTTTACAATGTTTTCCATTAGGATTTCATATGTTCCTTTCTCTAAGTAAAAATATCCATCATGTGGTTTTACTTCCCAAGATCCTCTATGCTTCTTTGTGTTTTCAGATATCTCAAACTGTTTATCTTCTAGTCTAAAAATCTTATCTACTCTAAGGTCGACAGCATTAGGTTGGCTATCTCCTTCTTGTACGTTAGTCAAAAGCTCATCGTCTGCAACGAACTTTGATAGTATATGTCTCATACTCATTAGTCGTTCTCCTGAGTGAAGTGCCATAACAATATAGTATAGTGAATGATCTTCATAAGGTCTTTCTTATTGTAACCATCCTTCTTACCATATCTCATAGCATACTTAATAATATTAGTATGACAGGCCTCTTCGACTTGACCCATCTGTTTCCAAACATCTATAGTTTGAATCTCTTCATCCTTAGTACCAGCTTTTTCATTTACATAATGAGACTTATATGTGCTCGCAATGTATCTGCTTATCTCGTTAAGGATTTTGTCTTCGTTAAATCTATATTTCATATTCTTTCTGTTTTGTTATATCTGTCTACTAAGTAATCGATATAGTTCATATTGTTCTTAGCCATACTAGTATCTTCGAAACTAGCTTCAAAGTCAACATGTTTTTCAAACTTTCCATTACCTAAACCAGTTGGAGACTGATCAAATGGTATTCCATTTAGTCCTGCCCACACACCAGCACTTGAATCCCAAGTGTCAATATGGAAGTCTCTAACTAAGCTAATTTCATTTGGACCATCTACCATACCTAAGAAGTGAATCTTCTTACCATTCTGTGCAGCTAACTGTAATAAGTTTCTATCATATAGTTCATTCATAAACTTCCATCTTGCATGGAACCTTTGTAATGGATTTCCTTTCTCACAGTTGTATGCATTTGGTACTGCTAGAATACTAATACCAATGTAATCAATAAGAGGACTAGATGCTCCCCAAGCAAATGCAGTACAGAGGTCTTCAAGGTCTCCTACATCACTTTGTGGTACAAAGAATGTTCCGAACCCTGCTTGTTTAAATATAGGTGCATAACGTCTAGCATCATCAATAGTAACCATAGAAGGATGTGCTGGATGATCTGGTAGAACAATATGTGTAGCATCTACTTTCTTAGCTAAGTCTAATAACTTTTCTGGATCAAAGATTGGTAGCTGATTTTTATACAACTCAAATGCACTATTGTCCATAATGTTAAGAAAAGGTTTGCCGTTCATCTCAGCATCCTTTTTCTCTGCTTTATAAAACTCTATATACTTTTTGACTTGCTCTTCTGAGCCTTCCATGCCATCAACAATATGTGCTAATGTAAGATGTGATTCTCTACCCTTGACTAGATCAAGATGATCTACAGGCGTAATGTGACAAAACTTCATAATATATCTCCATAATGTAAAAGAACTAGTTAATCTTTTTGTGGTACGCCTGCTTTGCCTGATGATGTAGGACCATCACTTTTAGGTGTGATCTCATCTGCGTACCTGATATCCCAGTTCTTGCCTTTCAATTCTTCTATCTGTTTATCAGATAGATTAGTACCGGGTCGTAAGAAGCCCATAGCATTCTGCCCGCACTGTTTGATTTCCCACTGATTGCCTGATGAGTTTCCTTTGCAGACGATCGTGTTGGGTCTAATGTCTTGTTGTTCGATAAAGTCGTGAAACTTTTGCATAGTCCTATTCCCATACCAATTCGCATCCATTCTCATTATCTTCTGCTACACTGATACTAAGTGCTCTGTTAGGATACTTGGTCTGTATATATTTAGCTAATTCTCTTGCTATCATCTCGCAAGATTGATAATTTAATGACATTGGTCCTTCGTCACTGTAA